TTCAGGTTGCTCATGGTATCGCCAATAACTAGGTAGGACGCCTGCATTAAAAAACACCCCCACAGGGGTTGCAGTCCAAGGTTCGTCGGAAATAGCAACGTCTCGCATTTCGCCGGTCAGTTGCAAAATACCTTGTTGAAATGGAGAAGGTTGAACTAGTGCTGTCCAAGGGTGCCCCTGTGGATCAGTCTCGGTAACGAAGTGCCGAGCCATGTCAACTTGTGCAGCTTCCTTGGCTTGTTCTGCAAGTAGTTCGGTGGATTCAAAATACTCCTCCATAGCAACAAGCTGAAAGTTGATAGCAGCAGGCCCAGGCTCTAGCCACTCAAAATCAAGTCCTACTGTTGACGGGAATGATATCGGCGGCATTCTTCTGTTAACCTTATCCTTTGTTTTGGCTTTAAGTCGAACTTTAGTGCTGCAAGATCCGCACTTGTATCTGGGCCGTAACGGTCTTTTTTCATCTTTAGGAAAGCATAACTTCGTGCTTTCCCATATTTCATTCAAAAATCCCTACCACTGCATATCCATAGTAAAAGCTGGTTCTCTTGCTGTACCATCGGGATAATAGAATGAGCTATCGAATGCTGTACCAGGGGTTTCAATTATCCCATCTAGTACAACCTCACCGCTACGAACAAGTTCTAGCATTGCCATTGCTTCATCATATAACCGTTGTGGATATGTTTTGTCCCAATCGGGGATATCTACTGAATACCGCTTCGCATAGTAAAAAGCAGCGACGAGCCTGCCAGCACACCCACGTATATAACCAGGCGTATTAGCAGGCTCGTCCCATAGAGCTAGAGTAGCGGCTGAAAAAACACTACTTAGATAACCTTTAATTAGTCTCTCAACGTCAACCTGAAAAAGATCGATTTCAGGATTCCCATCTGTTACCTGAAGCTTATCGCTAGGTATATGGGTTCTAACGTCGTCGAAACTTGCAAGCACTATTTCACGCCTTCGAGTTCTTCAACATCGAATTGTGCGCTCGCTTCCTCAATACTTGAACTAGCTTCAGCCAATTGATCTCGAAGATAATCAATTGCAGAGCCTTCATAACCTTTAGGTGCAGGAAAAGGCTTATCACGAACTGCGCCAGAATCCACTAGTGCCTGAAACTCCGCTGCGGGGATGCCAAGATCCTTTGCAGTAATCTTGGCACCCCGAGCGATGGCAATAGGGTTCTCTAGCGTACCAGCTTTAATAGCCGACCACGCATATGCCATTTATCTATTCTCTCCTGTCTTAGAATGCAGTCGCCGAGAACGCCGTCTTAACGAGATAACCGGCGATGTTCGAGACAACTTTGAGATCATACTTCATCGAGACGCGCACCATGTCAGCCTTGCGTCCCTCTTCACGCCAACGGTCTGCGGGTCGAATACTCCCATCAGGATACGTCTGCGAAAACGTCTTACCAAACGTCTGGGTATAAAGACCTGGGTTGGAATCAACAATCCCGAGCCACACGTCCTTACCCCAGAAGTCAGTGATTGACTGCGTAGCATCAACGTTATCGGCTGCATTGTAAACAGAGTCAACGTTGACAATCTTACCTTCAAACCCCGTAAGAAGCTGGAAGGCATCATCCTGAGTAAGTCGGAAGTTCTTGAATCTCTCCACAACTCGTGGATGGTTCTCGATATACGACATACCCATAGTCGGAATCGCAAGTACGTTAGGATACCTACGAGTGGCCGACCAAATAGCCCTCATAGCAGTGAGAATATCTGCCACCGGATCGGAGGTAGAAGCTACACCACCAGTGTAGTCATCCCACTGCTGCGCACCTGCAAGTGTCACGGTGTTTGCAACTGGATACTGAGCAGTATCACGAATCAGCGTAGACACTTTGTTCTCGTGTCGAAGCAGGATTGCGCGAGTAATCAGCTTGGTTGCATCTGCGTGTGGATCAATCTGCAAAGCTCCACCGAAGGAGGGATCTGCATATCCACCCAAAGACTGCAAGTTCTGATTCTCTTCGTCAAAGACCGCAGACTGAAGTGAATGCTCCGAAGTCTTGAACGTATCTTCACTCCACTTCCTGCCACGAACTTCACGCGCAACCGTTCCCGGTTCACGTCTATCCTCGAAGATCAACCAATCAGACCTATCGAAGACGCGATACCTACCGGACTGCGTACTAACCGGAGTGATCGGAAACAGTTCAGCACCGTATAGAGACTGATCCTTGAAACCAACCGAAAGGTTAGTGAGAATAGGATCAGTGTAAAGAGCACCAGGATCATACATACCTTCTCACCGCCTTTCTATGCAAGGATCGTTCCAGGCAGGGTCAGGAGGACGCTAATGCGCTCACCCGATCCACCGGCAGGATTGCCCACACAAAGTCCAACAAGTCGCTCTGTTGCAGCAGCGACTACGGCTCTACCAACAGTATCGCAAGTAACCAATTGCCCAACAGTAATTGCTTCTCCTGCTTCCATCTGGGCAATACCGATGTGCTGTACGTTAACGCCCTTACCCTTCAGAATATCAGCCGCCGTGCAGTCAAACTCTGCAATACCAACAGTGATGTCCGTAGGGCCAGTAATAGGCGTAACTGTATTCTCTGCGGTAGTCAGCTTGACAGCACGGTGTTTAGTAACCGCTGCTGCTGCATCATAACCGCGAGACAGGACAAAGTTAGAGTCAGCCACTTATTGTTTCCTCCTTTCTACCTTTGAGGAACGTTCGAGAAGTAAGCCTCGTAAAGCTTCGGGTACTTCTTAGCAGCTTCACGAATTGCGTCCTCATATGAGAGGTCGTCCTTCTCCATCACGTCCGTAACAGCCTCACTGAATGCGAGCTTAGGATCTTCACTGAAGTCTCTCGTCGTATCACTTCTAGAGCTACCATGCTCCGAGTAGTCTACGATTCCCTTATCACCAATAAGGTCGAGCAGAGCCTTCAGATCCTTATGCGTTGCACTTCTTTCAGAGAACTTCTTGTGAAGAGCAGCAATCTCTTCCTTCACAAGCTCTGAGAAACCAAGGACGGACTTAAACTCATTACTCTCGCCGTCCTTAATCGTGAACCGAGAATAGCTATCAGCAAATGCCATTGCATCTGACTCAATGGCAGCAGCCTCAAGCTTCTGAATCTTCTCGTACTGATCGGGGAAAGCTTCACGAAATGTCCGCGATCTTTCACCATCTTCCTTCGTCTTGCGAAGAGGCGCAATAGTCTCATTGAGCTTATCTGCCTTCGCAAGCACCGACTCCTCAGTATCGCCGTCTTCGACGGCAATACCAAGCTTGTCAGCGAACTTCTTCAGAAGTTCGTCCACTTCACTTCCTCCCTTCGATTTTTCGACAATTACTGGCTTGCTCTCCTCGTATAGTTCAGAAAAGTTCAGAGGAGCCATACCCTTGAAGAATGGCACGTTAGTCAACGCAAGATCAACTGGAACGTTCTCGAACGTCTCGCCAGTCTCACGATCAATGTGCCAATCCTTGAACTCTGGTGAGAGATATCTCCACTCACCAGCCTTAATCTCTGCTAGCGCATTCTCAGTAAATTGAACTTTGTACCAGATACCGTTGTCTCTTGCATCGATATCAAGAATTGCACCAGCAGCCTTGCCACCTTTTGCAGCGTCCTCACCATGTTCATAACTGATAAGGTGATCTCGACCTAGAGTTTTCTGATCGAAATGCTGCTTGAATTCTGCCCCCATTTGTGGGGTAATTTCAACTTTTCCATACTTAGGATGCTCCCATGTGCTATAGCGCCAAGCTTGAACCCACTTAACATTGGGATCATCTGTATTCTCAAAAACGGAATCCACAAATGCAAACACGCTATACTTCATGGAGCCCGGTTCATTAGCATACAAAGCCTGCATATGCTTTACTGCATCTGCACGGTCTGCATGGCAGCCACCCTTGATAGGTGCATCACCACCTTTCTTGAAGACACAATGCTGACCTTCGTGTTCTCTAACGTCCCAGGGCAATTAATACCCCCTTATCGGTCGTTTAGGCTTTTTCTTGAACATCACGGAGGAGGCGGTATGAATGCAGCCGGGGGCGAATCTCTACGCCATCCCTCTTTGATTGCTTTGTCCTTGTTGGGATCATCGTATACGGGTGTGGGACCAGTTCCGGGTTCGGATCTTTCCCATGCCGCTATCTCCGACTGTGCCATCTAGCCTCCTGTCGAATCGAAACCAGGATCGACACTGGTATCGCCTGTAGTTGCTGCATTACTAACGCCACCCTTAACTTTGCCGTTCGGAGAAACTTTCTCTTCCTCTTCTACTATAGGACGCTCTCCAAGCAAAAAAGGCATATCCATATTCTCACGATAGAAATTCTCTGTTTCCGTATCGACTGTAAATACACCCTCATGTACCATGCGTGCATGACTAGAGGCCCACATCTGTAGATCCTTAGTCTCACCAATATTGCGAACTCGCATCTGGGGAAACTCGTCAGTATCGAAGTTGTAGCCAACGAGTTTTGGGATGCAGTAGAGATTGAACACTCCACAGATATAGTCGGCAAAGAATCGTACTGACTTTTGGAACATATCTACGTGTGCGCCAGAAGTAGCTCGTCCTCCTCCACCAGTCAGTCCGAGCATCAAGAACTGTGCGAGAACATTTAAAAGGATATGTGCGTCGTGATGCTCTATCGAGGGCATGATATCGCTAGGCTGACCTTCGGGCTTCTCAAAGCGAAAAACTTGACCCGGCGGTTCAACAACACCAGACTTCTCGTTTGTTCGCATTTGTGTAACCAGATCCCAGGCTGCCTCTACATCTCCGGTCGTGAAGCCTTCTTTAAGAGTCCATACAGGAATGCCAAGATGGTTGCGCTCATGGCCGATAGCATCAATCTTGTAAAGTTCTTTCTTGAAGTACCAAGGTTGATAAGCAGTTCGTAGGAGCGACTTACCCATCAAATCTCCACCAATTCCACCTGCCGTGAAGATAAGAAGTTTCTCGACTTTGATCGTAACCTCTTTTATGTTACCATTAGCTTGGATTGCATTTTGAATAATCGATACAGGCCCACCATTATCGTCGTAGATGATATCCTTGATGGTGAGAGCAGGTCGAGATGCAAGCTTCTTCAACATTGTATAGTTCTTACGGTTAGCACCACTGCGCTTAGGTGCCCATTCGCGCGTCTCAAAGACTTGCTCAAGAACTGACCAGCCATCAGGGAACATACGAAGGATATCACTAAGAGTAAGGATAAACGGTCTTGCGGCTCCGTGAAAGATATTGAAATCGCAAAACTCATTAATGTCCTTGTTAATGGGCTTATCGTCAAAAGGCTGCATAAAGAAAGTCGCGCCCATAATGGGCGTATTAATCGCCCGCATGGAAACATCTACAGTAACGTCGCCATCTTCCATCTCTTTGAAGGCAAGTAACTGTTGTTGACGGTTCGAAAACTGGGGAACCTTGTCCGGGAGTCGGATAGGTTTAGAAGATCCAAGCTCCTTCATTGCAGTAGCATCCGTAGGAGTAGTACCTTTGGACTCAAGGTTGCTACCCCGCGAAACTTTGCGAGGATCTACGGGTTCTGCAAAAATCTTCTTTATTTCACTACCCAAACCCATATGGTATTCCCTTCTCTTCTCTCCTGAGAGTAGAGTGATAGCGGAAGAAGCTATCGGCCTCCGTTGGCCGTGAGTTATATATGGCGCTCAGGTCGCCACGCGAGTATCCAAGAACGAAATACTCGGCAAAGAAGTAACGAAGTGCGTCGGCTCCATGATCGTCGTAATCCTTCTGCCCCTCTTTCGCATTTTTGCCGTCTCGCTCGACATTCGATTGAAGATGGTCAACCTGACGAATGGTTTCCCCACAAGCACGGTCAAAGAAAAGCTTTGGCCTTCCGTCAGATTGGATCATCATCCATTGCTTGACCACATCGATCCCTTGAATCCACTCACCCATACCTCGCTGCACAGGTAGTTGACGCCCGATGATCTTGGGGCCACTGAGAACCATATTGAGGGTACGGATAGCATCAGGATCGCGCGGGTCACCAAATCTCCCGTCTACATGATAGTGTGGGGGGTTTTCTCTAGTCTGGATAGCAAGAGCATGTTCGCTGTTCGTCTTACGTCGAACTTGATATTCACGCCAAACGTGTACATTATCTGAAGGATCGATCATAATGTCTAAACAAACGAAGGGATCGGCGAAACCAAAATCGAAGACTTGATAATTTTTCCAAAATGGGTTATACTGGATATCGGTGACATGAGTATCACGGCTGAACTCGTTGTAGATACGACCCTCGATAGCCGTAAATTCTGCACAATATTCTTGAAGCCAATGAAACTCGGGAGTTTTTCTTTTTAGTTCCTGAATATCAGGATCGTGGTAGCCTAGAGGAAAGATTGCTGCATTCTCCCATGTCGGAAAGCGCCAAGACTCCATATAGGGAAAGTTTGAATCTTTACCTAGAAGCCACAATCCTTCATACCAGTTGTGTCCTCGTGGTGTAGATGGAAAATCACAAAGTCCGCGCTTATCTAGCAACGCCGGCTCGATATACATTTCCCATGTATCTTTCTTGTGGAGTGCAGCCTCGGACATAATACAGCTATCAAGACCTTCGCCTACAAGACTATCCTGCTTCTCAGCTGATTTAACTTCAAGGATGGTATTCCACGGCATCTCAATCCGCATACTACCTTGCTCAACGTTATAGGATTTCTTAACACCTTTTAAGTTGAACAAGTTCATCCTACGAAACAGATCATCAAACACAACTCTGAACTCTTTTTCTCCTAGAGCATAAGTAGGCCCAACGATCCAGTGATGCGTATTCGGAATGAACATGCGTGTAGTCATTTCATGGCCGGTCATCGCGCTTTTACCATAACGACGCCCACAACAGGGGATACGGAACCGGGCCGACGAATTATGGTAAAGCTGCTGCCCATAATGCGGGCTATAGCCAATTTCTTCAAATACTGCTTCTCTTGAAACTTTAGGTTCAGTCATATCAGAATAGGATCTTCATTGCAAGACTTTCATCTCCACAGTTGTTGAGAAGATCAGTCGCAAATCGCCAATCGATCCTTGAATGAGCAATCAATTTTGCATTCTTTTTTGAATATCCACCATGACGTAGCCACTGCAAACGCCATTCAATAACCCGCTGTTCCTCCAAGCCAAGCTCAATCTCTACGTGATCGGTCAGTACCTTAGCCATCAGTCATCAAGTCTGAATTTATACGGACCGAGGCGAGGATGTTCAGGAGCGGTAACAAAATCTAGAAAAATGCTATAGTCACCTTCGGGCATTTCTGCCGGAGGAGCACCAATCAGTTGTGTGGTATCGATAAGTGGTAGGGCAATCATTCCATCATTAGCCGTAGCTACTCCCGAGTAGACTTCGGTTTCTGCTTCATCGTCCATAAATAGATCATGTTGAAGTCCAAGGCCATCTAGAGTAGCTAGATTACCCAAGACGTTCAATAGTTTGATAGGAACGTATTCAACTGTTCCCTTGGTTAGCGTAACCATCTCTTCCAGTACCTCCCTTCCCATTTTCTACTTATTGTACCTTGCCACAAACGTTCAATCAAAATGCCCGTAAGGATATAGAACTCCTCGGGTATGAATACCGGCAGAAGAATAGATGTCGGTAGGGTTTGCTTATGAATGGGATCATGCGCTTGAATGAATCGAGTGAGCAGCGGATAGGGAACGTTGTCAGGTATAATGACAATCGGAATCGGTTGCATAATCTTCTGAATAGGATCAAATGCAACCGTATACCGCAGCAAAGGATCAGGCGCAAAGTCTCTTGTAGCAAGTACACTTCTTGGCTGGACAAGTTGAATGTAGTCAAAAGCAATAGTTGTCCGAGTTCTAAGCGGTTCTGGAATTCGTGCAACGTCGTACAGAGCCAAAAACGGCTCCATTTCCTTCTGAGCTAATTCAAATGCACTAACTCTACGAGCAACGAGAGGATCAGGGGCACGATCTCGGACAACAAGAACACTCTTGCCTCCAACCTTCTGCTCCGTTGTATGCGCTGAAATGCGTCGAGCGACAAGAGGATCAAGCCCAAATACAAGCACCGGATACGGAGTTGCATAGTAAGGTTCTTGTTCCTTTTGGAGAATGCTATGCGCAATGACATATCGGAGCAATGGGTCAGGTGCCCTGTCTGTTCTTGCAAGAATCGACAAGACATTCATCTGCTTTTGAGGAAGGTCGAAGGCAGAAACTCGTCTAGCAACTAGAGGATCGGGGGCATTATCAGCATATGCAAGAATGCTCTCAGCTTGCATTACCTTCTGTGCTAGATCGAAGGCCGCAATGCGTCGAGTCAACAGGGGATTAGGTGCAAGATCGGCCTTAACAAGAATACCAAGAGCCTGCATGATCTTCTGGATCGGCTCATGCGCAATTGTACGTCGGCTCAATGGATATGGTGCGTCATCTCGACGGCCCAGTATAGCTAGAGCTTGCATCAATTTCTGCTCAGGTGTATGAGCTATAATTCGACGCCAGAGAGGATCAAGAACGGCAGGAGGAGCAAAATCTGCATAAGCCTTATATGCATAAGGCTGCATTACCTTCTGTGGCAGATCGAAAGCTTGAACCGTTCTTAGCAATGGATAAGGTGCTTGATCGACAGTTGCTAGGATACTCTCTGCAAGCATATCCTTCTGAACTGGATCATGCGCACGTACTAGCCGCAATAGCGGCTCGGGCGCTCTATCAGCATAAGTAAGAATACTAGTCGGTTGCATCTGCTTCTGCAAAAGGCTGAATGCAATCGACGTTCTAGCGATTAGTGGGTCAGGCGCTCTATCAGCATATGTTAGTACACTGATAGCCTGCATCTGTTTTTGGATCAAATCATGCGCGATACTACGACGAACTACGAGAGGATCAGGTGCTCGGTCAGGAGTAATGAGAATACTCTCTGCGACCATATCCTTTAGTACAAGACTGAAAGCTGAGATACGTCTGGTGACTAGAGGATCTGGCCTAAGATCAGCAGTTACGATAATACTGTCTACCTGCATGATCTTCTGAGGCAAGTTGAAAGCCTCAATACGTCTAGTACGCAGCGGATCAGGAGCATTATCACGAGCAGCCACAAGATGATAAGGCTCTACTCGCTGGAAAAGATTATGCGCGATAACTGTTCTGACTCTTAGTGGATCGAGAGTTGCTGCAACTTCAGTAGGAGCAAAGAGTATGGATAGCGCCTGCATAACCTTCTGAGTGAACTCAAATGCTTTGACCTTGGTAGTTAGAGGATCAGGTACAAGGTCGGAGACGTTGAGTATTGAGTAGGATGTTGGGTAAGCCGTCTTGGGTTCATGCGCACTCGATTTCCGTAAAAGCGGAGATGGTGCAGCAGTAACCTTATCGATCAGGAAGTTGCGTGAACCTAGAAGTTGTTGAATAGGACTATGAGCAGCTACACGTCTTGATTGTATTTCGGCAGCAGCGGCTTCTACCTCTGAGCCAACAATTGTAGCTAACCACGGATACTGTTTTCGATCTAGAGGAGTATGTGCCGTAACACGTCTGGTTATGGGAAAGATGATAGGTACAGGAGATAGTGCAGCTATTGAGAAAGAGACTGGACGCAAAGGTGGTGCATCATGTGCAGCTACTTTAGAGAGGAGTCTAAAAGGAACAGGCTGTATTGGATCAGCTTTGCCAGGCTGAATACTCCGTGACGGTCTAACCTCTGGCTGAGGCGGACGTGGAACACCGTAGAGTTCACGAAGTGCCATCTATGCTGGAATCCTCATTCCCATTACAACGTCAGGGATTGGAGCAGCAGGCGGCACTATTTCAGCTATGCACATTGCTACAAATGCCAAGTCGTCCGTTCCCAGTGTAGACCAGCCAATTGTATGATCGGCAGTATCAATAGTAGTTTCGTAGCATGTTTGAGAGTAAAACGCTGTATGGTCTTCAGTTGGCCCAAGTGTGTTGCCAGCAGCGAGCGTACCTCCTGGTGCTGCACCACCCCCGTACATAGAGCAGACACAGAATCCTTCGCGCCCGCCCTTCTGTAAGGTAACAGTTGGGTTGGCTGCATTTTCATTAATCTCGTCAGAATCGATAACTTCACAATCAGCAGCAGCAGTTAGCGACCACACAACAAATTGAATATCGTCTGTCGTAGCAGAAGCTAGATCCACACTTATAGTTTGCGTGCCCGTAGGAATGCTCGTACCTAGGAACCATAGTTCAGATGCTCCTGCTTCTGTTGCTGTATCTGTTGCTCGAACAATCTCTGACATAGAATCTCCACCATAGGTCACGGTGAGCACATGATCTGTGGAAGAGGTTCCATGAGTGATCGAAAGTGCAATTGCCTGTGGAGCAGCGTCGGGCGTATAGTTAAACGTATACGGATCTGTTGTAGCTGTACGGACAGATTCAGTTATTGTAGCGTTTAGACCAAGAGCCATTTAATCCACAATCCGAAAGTGATAGCGTTTTCTGTAATAATCGGCAGTAGGATGTTCAGTTGCGTCATCAAAGTATTTTGTAGTTTCAAGTTCTTGCGAGTTATACTTCAAAACTGTATAACCATGCTTTTGCGCACCTTGATGCTTACGGGCAATTGTTCCTTCGGGAGTTTCACTTTCAAGTGCAGGTACTACATAAACTTCACCATGTTCTTTTTCTACGTCACCATCATATGATGTGTAGTAGGATTGAACCACTACTTTAGCCATTTGTTTACCACCTAAGAGGATTCATTGTAGGACGTAGTTGTATGGTAGGACCGCCGCCGACTTGATCTCTAAACGCTACGAATCCGAGCATCTGATCTCCGCCCGACGTATTGAAACTTGCGGTCTTGCTCCCAGGGCTGCCACCGTCGAGATCATCCTCGGTCATGTTGCCGCTAAATAGCTGGCGTTGAACATAGCCAGTCCCCGCCGAGGAAACTGAGCCCGAAGCAATGTCCATCGCAAACAGCAAAGACGCACCGACTGTTGTGACGATCGCGCTCGTCGTCGGAGTAGAAGAACTTACGTTGTCATAGACAGGAGTTCCATCGATGGCTGGCGTGGAACCACTGACCGAATATTCGTGGAGAGCTATTGTGAAGGCCGCAGGTGCGGCGTCGTAATCAATCGAAACGTTTGTAGACCCCGCTCCAACGTTCGCAACAAACGCCATCTGCCTCTTGAGTCCAGCCAGCGTGCCCGCACCGACTGTCTCATCACCTATCTCTGTCCATGCGCCGTTGATCCCGTCACTGACACCGACCACCGAGCGGTCGCTAGTCCAGAAGAACACCGCTATCAGCAGCGAGCCTGCCGTTACCCCTGGCAATGATCCGGTGCTTGGATCTCCGGGCGTGCCCCCCGCCGTGCTCTGAATGAAGCCGAAGGCCATCTAGGGAATCCTCATATTGTTTACCATCTCATCGCCGTTTGTACTGGTTGTGATTTAAGGTTAGGAACAATCTGGGCTTCACCACGACCGTAAAATGTCCAGCCAGTCGGAACGAGCCCTGTGCGCGCGGCTCCATTGTCAGCGAACGTGCTCGGGTTCGCACCTATGTCTACTAGCGTGGTCGCCGTGCATTCGAGGAGCAGCGTCGGCTGCCCGGCAGGATGGTTCCACCAGTCCGATGTCTTCTTGTTGACCCAGAGGTCGAGCACATTGGCATCGGTGAAGCGTGTCCCTGCCCAGACTGCTACCAAGGCGACATCCCCATCAAGCGCACCGATCGAGCCACCGTCTCCGATCACAAAGTCCCCAGTCGTCCCAGGGCCAGCACGGTTGCCCCCGTTGACAGCATTCGAGTCGGTGTGCGTCCACGACTCGGCGACTCCCATCTTGCTCGAAACGTGGAACCGTTCTAGCGCCGCTCCTCCGGCGGGCCAATCGACGACGAAGATGAAGAAGTCGTTCGCCGTCGCTCCGATCGGGATTGAGATGCTGCAGTTGACGGTGACGAATCCATCATCGTCGTAAGGTTGATCCGTCGAGACGTCCGCTCCCAGACCGTGGTACCAGCTAGCCGCAGGGTAGTTGTCGAGCAGAGCTATCACGTCGTTGCCAGCGTCGCCCGCGTCCATTCGCACGAGAACCACCATCGTCCCTGCCTCGTTCTGCAAGTTGGCGAGCGCCGCCGAGATCGGGTTGAAGCGGCTTGCCGTGATCGATGCGTAACGGAGGGTCGCCATCTATCTAAGGATTGTCCACTATTGGAGGAGTAGGTGCTTGAGTGTCATTGGGTACTGCCGTAGCTGGTACTGTTGGTATTGGCATTGATCTACAACGTGCTGCTTTACACATTGAAATAGCATCG